ATCCGATGTTGTTTGCCAAATTTTCCATGGATACATCTGCGTCAGCTCTTCGCCGTCAGCTAAACGGTCAACAGACACGTCAACTTGAGGGCCAGATGCGATTCCCATGTTGTTTGCAAGGGCGCGAGACGCTGCATTGCACATCATTTGCACGTCGCGAATGATTTCTGGCAGTGAAGTACCCCAAAATGCACCGGGAATCTTGCGCCAACTGGCAATTTCGTAGGGTCGACGGCCCAATGGGTCAGGATTTATGACGCATTTGATGACAAAAGAGCCGATTTGCCAAGCATTTACCTCGTAAACTTTGTTGTCTTCGACGTCTTTCATGCCCCAATCTTTGAGCATGGAACCCATTACTGGCCCCCAAAACTCAAGCGCTTCGATCAAACCATCGTTGTGAAGGCGGCTGTGATACTTACCTTCGAGGTTATCGCGCTGTTGGTCACCATATTCGTAGTAACGGAAGCCCGCCATACCGTAGCGAATCAACGCTTGATCGATGTCTTCGTCGCTGTAACCGGGTACACCCTTCATTGATTCGAGGGTGCGTGAGGTTAAACGGTGACGCTGAATCAAATAACCGTCATCTACGCCCGAACTGTTGGGGCTTGGGTAGATGTCGTAAGGAGAAACGCGCTCAACTTCGCGGAAAAAATCATTGCTGACGATTGGCGTGAAGTTTGGCCCCCATGTCATGCGCGGTTTCTTGCGCACGGTTGGGCCTTTTAAAATTGCGGTAGGGTAGGTTACAAAGTCATCAATGAAATCTTCCATTGTGCGCTTGTAGCCGCCTTCTTCCATCTGGTCTTGAATGACCTTGGACATGCGCTCGGCAGATTCTTTTGCTTCTTCGCGGACACGGAGCAAGACAGTGTCATGCACTTCTTGCATACGGTTGCGGAATGCTTCGGGGTGAATCTGTTGTCCGGCTTGCAAGTACTCCATCGCCTCTTGCTTCACAAAATCCACAATGGACATTTTGATTTCAGGAGGAATCGTAGGCTCTTGAGCAGGCGTCAGGTCAAAACCACGCTCGTCTTGGAAAAGCACGTCTTGAATCCAAGACTTTGCGCCATTGCACTTGACGTCCGTAATCATCATGAAGATGTCGGAGCCGCCGCTCTGTGCAATTTCTTGCGCTTTATCTGGATCGTATTCGCCGCGACGCTGGCGCTCTGACTGAAGCAGGCGCTCAGAGATACGCTGTCTGGCGAACTTTGCTTTGTTCCAACTTGATGTGATGTGACCTGAAATGCCAGTGGCAATTAGATCGGAGTTATCCATGCCTTCTGGCTGTGCGGCGCTGACGTCTGCTTCGACGGGCGCGATTGCCTGATAAACCTGTGTCATGGAATTCCTTTAAGTCCAAGCTTTACTAGAAGCTCGGCCCACTGTTCTTGCTCTTACGTTCTTCCCGCCTTCTCGCGCAGCCAGACACAAATACTGGAGTGCGTCGTGTGGGTGACTAAAACGGTCTTTTACTGGGCGGTCGCGATACCTTTCGCCTGCAACTTTAAGCCGCTCATACCGGTAGCCACCGATAAACCCCTTACGAAGTTGTCGGCAGCTTGGAGACAAAAGAAACGCTGGTTCGCCGCCAGAGAGTCTGTTCAAAAAAAATGCAACAGATTCTCTACGCGGAATGAAATCATTTGTTGTGGCTGGCTCAGAGGCTAAGCCAACCTCAAGCAGCTCCTGATAACAGGTGCGCTCGTCGGTTTGTGATCGGTTGATACCAGAAGGGTCACCGCGAGAAATAAATCTGCTGGTGTTTGCATACTTGGTCATCAAGGCTGGCTTGATGATCTCTGACGCAAACTGTCTGATACCCATATCCTCAGCCACATACTCTTCAAGAATGATGAGCTGGCCTTTGGGCGTGATCTGTCCGATGATGCAAGCGGGCGTGAGACCAAAGTCCCAACCCAAATACACGGGCAACAGTGGGTTGTATTCCAACTCGCTGTCTGCGACGTGAACTTTGTCGTTGTACTCTGGATAAACAGGCTTGCCGTCTGCGGTTGTACCGTACTGACCAAGAACGAAAATCTTGATCCAGTCATCGGTCTTACCGCCGACCATCTTCAGGTAATACTCATACCCTTGCGGAAGGTTAAAGACATTCTCCGCTTCTGGATTCGGTTCATACCGTACCGTATCACCCTCCTGAATACGAAGAAGCCCGCCGGGCTGGTCAAAAAATTCCCATCCGTCGGGGGTATCTTCTTCAGCAATCTTGTAATACCAGTGATCGTCGTCAGGCGGGTTGGTATCGAGGATGATGCAAGGGTTGACCGGGCCGCCGCCGTGGCTCTTGGCAGGGAAACGGCCGACACGTTGTGTGACCATGTCGAAGACCTCACGCGGAACCTCTGAAGCTTCATTGATCCATGCTCCCGTCAATTCGAGGGAGCGTAGCTTCCCGGTTTCGCTGGCCTTATCCAACGCAATGAAGATGACTTCCAGCTCCAAGCCGTTGCCATCTCCGCAATCTTTGATCTTGAACGTCGAAGTAATTGGCGCATCCCACTTAATGGGCGCGAGTTCGGAACTCATCCAATGTTCCCACGTCTTAATCGTGGTGGACTTCAATTCAGGATACGTGTTTCGGATCACCGCCCAGCGAGCTTTGCGCATCCCATTGTGGGGCGTCTGCTTCAAGCTGTGCTGAATGATCTCCATGCAACAAGTCGAGGACTTGCCGGAGCCGACTGGCCCTTTGATCCCGCGAACAAAAGCGCGGGACTGGTGAAACTGTGCTGCTACCTTACCCGGAGGTCGGTACTGAATCGTTTGAGTTGCCATCGAATTGGGTGTCTATTAAAAAGACAACCTGCTTTGCATCCACTTCATGCTTCAGCGACGCGAGGTTGGGCAGCGTCTTGTCCAACAACATCTCCATCGCTTTCAACTGAGCAGAGGTCACATTGACTTTCTTGTCGCCCATCGCAAATTTTTGGAGACGCTCAACCAATTGCGTGGTTTGAATTTTTTCGCGAACAGCAGAGGCGTGTTCTTCCCGGAGTGCTTCGCGACGAGCGCTGATCGCTTCCTTGGGAGTTCGTTTAGTTGCCATAGCTTCGAAAAAATTTTTTTGTGGCCCGTGACGTGGGCCAAGCGGCTAGATCAGCCGCATAGGAGACACCCTTAAGGAACAGCCTCTAGCTGCGGAGGTTATGTCTCACCAACCGCTGGAGGTCATTTCTCCATCATGTGTGCCAATGTAATGCAGTGATCCGCAATCGCACAAGGGGACTTGTTGGAATTATTTTTAATAGGCAGGATTCCTTTATACCCCCCCTATGTATGGTTCTCTGGTTTTCGGGTTTATGGGTTATTGGGTTGGGAACTGATTACGTTCTGAAATCAGATCAGAGATCAGATGCGTTTCAGATGCGGATTAGAAATAAGGGGTCGAGTGCGTATATATGGGAGATAGATAGAGGCTCAGGCGCCCCCGTGTGCGCGTCGCGGGCATGCCACCCCCGTACCCGGGTACCCCTTCGGGGTGACGCCTGATATGTAATCCGTAGGAATTCCATAGGAATCAAGGACTTAGGGCGAACCGTACCGTGAAACGTACCATTGCGTACCCCTTTTAGGGGTAAATGGGTGGAATCTGTTGGTGTCTGTTGGCCTTGGCCTTTGGCCATCTTTGTTTTTTCATGGTCTAGCGCGTGTTTCGGTGGGAAATCTTGTTTTTGCCGTATCTGTTTTCCTTTTAAGTCAAAGACTTAAGTGAAGTGGGTGGTTCCTGTTAGGTGGCAATTTGGTTCTATGTGTTCTCTTTAGAGAAAAGCAAAGGATAGGACGTTTGGGGTACAAGGGTTTCCGGCGGAAGGTCTAGGTTTCATGCGGGTTTCAGCAGGATTGGGACGCGAGAGAAACGCAGGCGAAACCATGATGCGAGCTGTCTTACGTTCCCTTAGCGCAAGACCATATGCGTTTGGGGTCAAGGGGTTTTCCGGCTTGACGATTCGACGGCCAACAAACGACGACAAAGCCCTATACATTCCTACGGAATAAACAAGCAAACTTGACACTGTGACAAGGCGGCTTGTATAGTTGAAAACGTCGACACCGACCAAACGGTGAAGCGAATCTCAGTAGGTGCTAAAGCACAGTTTGATGGATAGGCGAAGCCCTTCGAAGAAGGGGATAAGCAAAGTCTCTCTGTGACGTTCCGAACCACGGTTCCCGACCTCAACTGCGGCAGTAGCGTAGGACTCCAGAGGAGTAAGCGAACACGATGTGAATCGTCAACAAAGCTTATCCCGAAGGGATGGTCAGTCGGTAACGACTTGCCTAGAGGACTTGACTACATGTGGGTAGCCCTTTGAAAAAGGGGAGTCTACATCGAGCATCAAGACGCAACTCAGTCTTAACAGACTGTCTACACAAACCCAGAGTTTCAATTGCATGTCATGCCTCACCGAGCCGTGACATGTGATGGACATTCTGTCCAAGTCTGTCGGTAGCTCCGACTTTCAGCAACTCACGAAAGGATCACTATGCGTGACGATCTTCTTGCCTTCGGCAAAGGCACTATTCTCGACCTGTTCAAACACCTTAACGGTGGTTCCGTAGGGTTTGACCACGAACGAACCAAAAAATCAGAGTGTGTAGACAGATTGTTAAATCTGTACACAGAGGATGGGATTCGTTCTGCCATTAAGGCAATCGGTGCAACTCCAGTAACTGAAGTTACTCCACGTCCTTCCTACTCAGCCCCTGCGGCTCCTGCTGTCTCCTCTGGAGACCCAATGCAAGCCCTGTCCGCCCTGCGAGACTTGCTCGGTGTCAAGGTCGACCCTGACTCTGTCAGACAGTTGGTGCTTGACGAAGTCAAGAATGCTCTTGAGAAATCACCTGTTGTTCGAATCGAGGTGAAACGTCCTGACGGTACGGAGTACAAACCTTCCGGCCACGTCAGAACAGAATTTCAAGAAATTCTTACTGCGGCAACAGTCGGTCTCAACATTCTGTTGGTTGGCCCTGCGGGATGCGGCAAGACTCACTTGGCTCACCAAGTGGCAGAAGCCTTGGGACGTCCTTTTGCCTCTGTGTCATGTACAGCAGGAATGTCAGAGTCATCCTTAACAGGATGGATGTTGCCAAGTGACGGCGGTGCTTTTGAGTACGTTCCCAGTGACTTCGTCACCATGTACGAAAACGGTGGTGTTTTCCTATTCGACGAAGTCGATGCCGCTGACCCAAACACTCTGTTGTTTATCAATCAGGCATTGGCCAACGGCTCCTTCTACCTTCCTCAAAGGAAGGGACGTACCAAAGTCGAACGTCACTCAGACTTTGTCTGTTTAGCGGCGGCTAATACCTTCGGTACTGGTGCAAACATGACTTATGCCGGTCGTGAACGACTCGATGAAGCTACGCTTGATCGATTCAGAGCCGGAACAGTCCTATTGGACTATGACAAAGCGTTTGAACGAAAAGCCGTTGACCCTGATCTGTTGGCATGGGGCTGGGCTACTCGGAAACGTATCACAGAAACACGTCTTAATCGTGTTCTTTCCACTCGCTTCCTGCTCGATGCAACTAAGTTGCTCAAAGCCGGTCGAACTATCGAGCAAATCAAGTCCACCTACTTTGTAGGTTGGAAAGCTGACGAAAAATCCAAGGTCGAGGTCTGACATGATTTATCAACACGATGCCAAAGCAAACATCACAACTATCCTTTGGGATAGTGTGTCGGAACCCAATCAGATCATCGACACTCCTTCAGAGTGGTCAAGTGATGAGCGCCGCAAGAATGCTCAGTCTCTTTTTACAAAAGAGATGGGAGAAGACTGGACTGGCGCTCCAACTTTGGACGTTCTTAAGGAACGTCTTGTTAAGGGTTGGCCGGAGGGCGTTGCCAAGCTTGAGCAGATCACAACTAAGGAACTTAGTTCCCCCAAATCTGTTCGTCGTCGTCGGATTCGTGCCGAGCAGGGCGACGAAGTCGACATGCAAGCAGTGTGGCGTGGTGACTTGGGCAGGGCATGGACACGAACACGCCGACAAAGTCGGGTCGGAACTCGATCTGTTTCGATCATCATCAATCTTGGCGCTCACTGTGGTGTCGATTCAGCGAAGCTGTTTTGGCGTGGTGCTTCTGCTCTCAAAGTTGCAGAGCAACTGACACAGGCCGGATACAACGTCGCTTTGTACGGTGCCTTCGGCGGTCAAAACGTCGACCTCAGTGGCAAACAGAAAATCGCTCAATTTATTGAGATCAAGTCAGAGGATGCCCCTCTTGACATGGACAAGCTTGCGGCCTTGACCGCAATGCCGGGGTTCTTTAGAACTAGTCTGTTTGCCGGACTTCACTATGCGACCAGTAAAACTGGTCGGGATGTTGCCGGTGGTCTCGGCCAACCTTGGCACGATGGAATCACCAAATGTCTACCGACATTGCCAATCCCACAGAACGCAATCATTCAGGAACCAGTGCTATCTAAAGATAGCGCTGAGGCTTGGATTGACAAGGTGCTTGCACAGATCGAATCACCCGAACTAGCAAGTGCATAAGAGCGAGAGCGGGGCGACCCGCTCCCTCCTAATGAGCATTCACCCGAGTGTTCATCAGGAGGCCTTGCCTCACATCGCAACTCACGGAAAGGAACAGACATGAGTAGTAAGCAAGAGATTCACGATTACTTAATTGAGCTTCGAGACAGTGGTGAAACCAACATGTGGTTTGCCGCGCCCTATCTAGAAGATAGGTTCGATCTGTCCAAAGAGCAAGCGAAGCAAGCTTTGCTTGATTGGATTCAATCATTCCAAAAGGCTTAACAGATGACCTTACACACTAGGCGAGGCACTCGCATTTCATTGCACGTTGACGATGGGTTTGGCAACACTCAACTCATTACATTTCAGCAACTTGTCACTCGGTTAGCTTCCGGTTGGCGTGAACTTTAAGGAGCGATCATGGGATTAGATATGTACCTCAGCGCAAGGCGCAACCTTTATAAAAGGGGCGACGAGGAAATCGTCTCGGTTATCAAGGCCGAACAGATCAAGGGCATGGGAGACATGGAACCTAAAGCCATTCTTTGTTCTGCAATGTATTGGCGCAAAGCCAATGCAATTCACAAATGGTTCGTCGACAACGTACAAAACGGCGACGACGACTGTGGTGAGTACGAAGTTTATTCAGGTCAATTGCGTGAACTTGAATCGCTTTGCTTGAAGGTTCTTGCAGAGCGTGGCAAGGCGACGGAACTGCTCCCGCCATGCGAGGGATTCTTCTACGGTAGCAAAGAGATCGACGATTACTACTGGGAATATCTGCAAGAGACTGCCGACAGAATTGCAAATCTGTTGAGCGTCGAAGGTGCTGATCAATGGGATTTTATTTACAGCTCAAGCTGGTAACACGAAAGGAACTTGTATGCGAATGAACATTATGTTTGGACTCGACCACGTCGAGCAAGCCGACAAAAACCAAGAGGCTATGCGTCTTCTAGCAGAGCTAGGCAAGAAGATTTACACAGAATCTGTTGAGCTTAAGGTGGGTGACACGTTCATCCTGCGAGACATTAACGGCAACCGCGTTGGAGTTGCCGACGTATTCAAGGACTGATATGAACGAGAAAGTAAACGACCTACGGCTTAACAGTATCGACGGATTGGCTTCGGCCATCGAGAAAATGGTGAAGGGCAAGCAAGACAAGCCATCACCCATGATGACTGCCGCCTTTGGCGGCGTACTCGATCTGTTGGATGAACACGGTGGCTACGATGCCGGTATCAGCAGAGCTGTCGACAAAGTCAGAGACGCATTAAACATTCCACGCAAACCAAAACAGGAGACGCTTGCACCATGAGAATCCCACCCTATGACACAGGCAAATTAAAAATTGGCGGTCATTATGTTGCGCCACCCAACAATCAACCCATGTCTCGCGATGCCGAGCGATTGCAACAAGCATTGCTTGATACACCGCAAAGGTACACAGACGCTGACCGCGAAGAATGGCGCGTCGTTGTGAAGGATGCGCTGATGTGGATTGCATTCATTGCCATTCTGTTTGGCCTGATGCTAACGCCAACCATTCTCAATCTATTTTTTGGAGCTTAACTATGCGAAGCATTCTTATCGACCCATTCACACGAACTGTTACCGAAGTTGAATACAACGGCGATTTCAAACAGATCTACGATCTGATTCAGTGCGACACCTATGACGTAGCCCGCATTAACAAGCATGGCGACGGCATATTCATAGATGACGAAGGTCTGTTTAAAGAAACAGAGCAGAAGTTTTTCTTGCACGAAGACTACCCCCAACCTTTGGCTGGCCGGGGATTAGTTTTGGGATGCAACGAAGAGGGCGAATCTGTTGAGCCTCACGACTCACTGATGGATGTTGCCGCTAAGGTGCGATGGGTTGTGCCTGTCCGCTTTAATGGCGAGATCCAGTGGGTTCCTGCAATGTTTGTGGATATGGGCTTACTCAAGGAGCAAGCATGACTACACCCAACAACGCAACTCACGGGGCTGCTAATGCAGCCTTTTCTTTTTCCACAACACCGAGCAACACCATGAATTACAAGACGCACAACCAATCGGAGATTGAGTACAACTTTACTTGCCTGCAAGGGCATGTGGATGCAGGCTACAAGGAGCTGGTCAATCTGTTTGGCAAACCAACAGGCGGAGACAAGCACAAGGTAGATGCTGAGTGGGTACTGCTGTTCGATGATGGCATGGTCGCCACAATCTACAACTACAAAAACGGCAAGAACTACAACGGCGAAGACGGCTTGGCAACAGAAAAGATTCGTGACTGGCATGTTGGCGGCCACGATCAGAAGGTGGTTGATCGTGTGCAGATCATCCTTGATTTGCACAGAGAGGGCAAACAGAGCAAGGACAGAGACGATGTCGACAGTGCGTTCGAGTCTGTGTTTGACATCATGGATACGATCAAAGGCGTGAAGGGTCAAGAGTATGCGAGGACAGTGGAGACCGGCATGCTCGGCAAGAAAATGCAGGATCTGTTTCAGACCGCGCTTGGCTTGGCCGTTGCGCGAGACGCCATCCCAGATGGAATCGCAGACCTGATGAACGACGCCTTCAATCACATGCTTGCCAAACAGATAAGCCTGTGTGCAAACAACGGAGGCCTTGTTAAAGATGCGAACAAGAGCGATGCCGAGGAGTTGATGGGCTGGGTCGATAAGCTTATGGACGCAGAACAGAACGCCGCCAAGACCATCATGTCAGCCGAAAGGAAGCGCAAAGGATGATTGAACTCCGCATATTGCGGGGTTACGTCACGGCGTCTGTCGCCGCACGAATCGAGGGATGCTCACGTCAAGCAATCAATCAGCGATTGAATGCTGGGCGTGTGGCTGGAGCGTTTCTCATGGACTGCGGTGATGGGCGCGAACTGTGGGTAGTCCCCCGCAACTCACTAAAGAAAAAACCAACCAAGGAAAACCAAAATGCTGACAGCAAAAGAAGTTGAATTATTTTTAAGGCAGTTCGAACCACTGCAATCTGTTGTCGTGGAGGAGCAAAGCAAAATTGTTGCAGCGCCGTGGCTTGTACGTTTGCACGGAGTCGTATCCATACACGGGGAGATCCACGCCTTCGAGACAGACCTCAATCTGTTGGAGTTCGGCGGATCCCAGGATCTGGTTAAGCTGGCACAACAGATCCTCAAAAGCTTTGAGACTGCGGAGCGAGGAAGGGCGTTATGAAAATGAAATTCTGGCAGTGGGGCGCCATTTATTTGTTGGGATGCGGGGCGTATGCCCTGTTCCTTTATTCTGCCTTCGTGCATTTTGAGCCGCCAGAGGGGGTGCGCATCGATTGCTCAACAGCAGAGTTCAACCCAGACTTCACACCTCAAATGCGTGAAGCGTGTCGTAATGTAAGGAAGCACAAACTATGATTAGCGCAAAGACAAAACGAGTGACGATACCGGTATCAACAGACATCGATTTAATTCGAGACCGGCTGACCCAAGACACTGGCATCACCATGTCCTATGCGCAAATCTTTAACTTTCTCATCCACTTCTACGTGACGAAGGCTAATGAACCCAAGAGCCAGTGGAAATCTTTGAAGTGATCCTCACTCCAAACCGAATCCACCGCTGACAAGTTGGTCGTGCAAACGCTGGATTGCCCTTGCTTGCAAAGGCATCCATGCGCGAAGCACGGCCGACCTCCACTGACACACCTTTCTGTAACTCACGCCTCTGTCATCTGCGATTGCCCGAATCGCCGGTCGCCTTGTGACCCAATGACAGACGACGATCATCAACTCACTTTTGCCGGGCAAAGTCGACGACACAGCAGGATGCAGATACTCCGATAGATATCGGATGGCATCTGTTCTATCCTTACCTCTCCCATACATTGCCAATATCGAACTTCGTTCAACAGGGTGAAGCTTATTCACTTGCGACTGAATCATGGCGGCTTGCGCATGCAAGTCCATGGGACTCAAGTCTTCCTGACTCGTGCCCCTCACGCGCAACGGGTCTGTCCTTGCAAACTCTGTACGTTCGCTGATGTTGTATGCGAATCGAACAGCTTGCTCTGCACTTCTAAATTCCATATCACCCCCAAGTTAAATCTGGTGTCACACAAACAGACAGGCCGCCGTTTTCTAGCGCGCTGCCAAGACAAATCGACAAGCTCGTGATCTGTCTGTCGTTCTCGTAGGCCACGCCTTGTAGCGCATCAATGGCCACCTTCTGTGCGTTGTCTATATCTATGCGCCTAACACCCAGCACCCAGTTCCGATCTCGCATCTCACGCTTTGCCCAATCTTTGGGGCGAACGGGATGCAACACCATCTCAACTTGAACACAACAGGCATATGGCTCCAGCCCCGCCTCTGTTGCCAACTCCTGAACCATATCCCTGTATGCCAGCGCCAGCGTACTCCTGACCATGCGGCCACGAAAGGTTCGCCAATATCTGTTCGTCGAAATTGGGTAGGGCAACAACAGCATCAACGATCTTTCTTAAACTTTGGCCCGCGCTTCTTAGGCTCGGCATCCTTGTGAATCTGTTTGAGTGTGGCATCGATGGCGTAGTGCGGTGGCAACTTAACCACCTCTCCACTGATACCCATCATTGCGTTCTCCCATGCGGATGTGGATTTGCCAATCGCTACACCAACCAAGTCACCACCCATGCGTTGCGACCTGATAAAAACTGTTTCGTGATGGGCGCATCTGTCTTCAGCCATCATGCGATCTTTGTATGCGGGGTTGCAATCCCTGCATATATCTACACGCGACTGACGAAACCCATTGAGCGACGCAAGAAACGTCGCAACATATTCGTGGTACTGCTTAATGTTCTGAAAGCAAGCAGGCAAATCTTCATCGACCAAGCCAAGGCGCACAGCTTCATTGAAGTGCTGGCGCAATCCAGCCTTCTCGTGATCCATGCAAAATCCGAACAGACCGGATGGATGTTCGCAGTTAAGTACGCGGCACGCGCCCGATGAGAACAGGCTGATTGGTAATTTATTCACGGGTAAATACCAACCTTCCTTCGTAGATTGCTTGAAGCAGGGTGACGGAGGCATGCTCCCACTGAGATCCGTTAACAGATTCCCACCCGGCGACGTTGTGATGCAAAGCATCGTGACAGTTCCGGCACAGTGGGATGACCCAGTAGTCTGGAACCTTTGTGCCCATGCCCTTGAACCCAACACCATATGGATGGTGCGGGTCATCTGCCGGTGATGCACATGAACAGCAGGGTAACTTCTTAACCCAGTTCATGTACCCGCGATCCTCAATGCGCCCAACATATCCGCGAACCAAGGCTTGTTGAAATGTTAGGTGCGGAGGAATCGGTTTACTCATGCACGCACCCACAATGTTTTAGGTGCGCGGTGTGCGTTGGCTGATTTCTGTGGGGCATACCCGAGACTGCGAATCTTCCCTGCCTTGCGTGCGGATGCGGCAATCGCGCCCCATGCACGCTTGTCAGGAGGTAGCGGGAGACCGTTCGCTTCTGACCAGTCGCGCACATCTTCTGTCATGAAGGGTTCGTGGCCAAACAGATTGCAGTACTCAGCAAACATTGCAGCAGCCTTGCTGCCCCAGTCTTCGCTCTTTTTGTTGGCGTTATCAAGGGCTGCCATCATCCCGGCTGTTGCCTGATGCCACCCGTCAAAGTCAAGTGTTGTCTGTTGGTTGCTCATCATTTGTCTCCAGCTCGATTAACATTTCGATGTAGTGCTTTGCTTTTTCTAGGTCTTTGATGCCGCCCTTATCGCGCCAGCGTGTGACGTACTTAATGACGTTGCCCTCAAAGAAACCAATGCCGTTGGCATGGATGTATTGAACAGGTTGTATGGCTTGGTTTTTGTAGTGGTCGCCCGCCACTTGGATGTCAAGTGCGCTCATGCTCCGTATGCCCTCCGCTCTGCACGCTCATTAGCGTTCTGCGTTTGCCACACCGCAACTCCCAGCTTGGCAATTTCCAATTCCCATCGAAGTCTTTCGCTCATCTCTGTTGACTTCTTCAGATCCAACAACAGATCGAGGTAGTCTTCATGCGCTCTGGCTTCTCGCTCTTGCGCAGCGGCAGACGTAAAGCCTCTCGCCTCTGCCTCTTTCATTAGGATTGCCAGCTTAGATTTCTTCAGCTCTTCAAGCCAGTTACGTTCGGCGTATGCCTTCGCATACTCCTCGCTCTTGACTCGAAGTTCTCCAAGCCTAGCTTCAGCTCGTTCGATACTCATTTCTTACGTCCTTTCTTGGGTGTCTCTACTTGCGTACATGGAAAGTAATCGGGTGGAATCACGAATACTTTGCTTGGGTCAGGCTCTTCTTTCTTTCCAACTTCGTGGCCTGTTTCATGATCTATTGCCCAGATAACTTTCAATCCGGGAAAGTGAATCTTCCATTCATCAATCATCGCTGCGACGTTTGGCATCAGCTCTCTGTTGCGTTGCCTTTGCGACTCAGACATAGTGCCTCCGTGGGTCATGCGATGACTCCTTAAACTGAAGGCTCTCGTTGTCGAACCACAATGAAATAATTCCTTCCCACTCGCCATGCCTTTGCTTGTCTACATACAAGCCATGTGTTGGCTTATCTTCTTCGTCTGTTTCTTTGCGAGGAAACTTATAGACAGTGATAAAGTTGTCACACTGGTCAACGATTGCGCCACTACCCTTAGCATCTTGCTTGCCGGGTCGGCGGCTCTCGTCATCGCGTTTACGCGAGTGATGCACGAGGTGGATGTGAATGTTTAAATCCTTTGCGGCCGCGCACAGTTGGCTGATAAATTTCTTCTGTGCGTTGTAGTCATCCTCGCCAGACACAACCTTCATCAAGCTGTCAATCACAAACTGCGTGACACCAAGTTGCTCCGCACAGTAATAGATCACACCAAGAATTCTCTCGGGCGTTGTCTCTCCCTGTTGGTCATACAACCAGAGGTTGCCCTCGCAGAAATCAAGGAACTTGTTGACGTACTGTTCAGTTGGATTGCGTGTGCCAATCGCTTGTGATGCCATGCGACGCAATGTTTTGCGCGGCTTCATTTCGAATGAGGCAATGCACGCCTTTTCCCCGCGACTCATGAGGTGGAGCAACACGAATCCAGTACACATAGACTTCATGTGTCCATTGAATCCCGTCCAGATCGTTACCTCTCCCGGCCTCACCAAAAACAAGTCTCCCGCTTTAACCCAAGGCAAATCAATTCCGTGTTGGCGGGGGTCGCCAAAGAACTCATCGATCAGGTCATCGCGGAAATCTGTTGGAGACTTAATGTTCCCAATGTCCTCATCGCGGGCGCGGAGGTAGCGATCAAAGTCTACGATCTGTGTTTTCAAACGTGTTGAGCGTGCGTCGTCAAGCTTGCGTGCGACCGATTCAATTGATGTAAGCGAACTCATACAGCACCACTCATTTCCAAAGCTTCATTGATGCGCTGACATGCAGTCAGCATCCTGTTGCGATCAATCTCGCTGAGCGTTCTGCCCTTGGCCAAATCATTAGCGGCAACGGCAACAACAGTGGACTCAAACGCAATCACCTTAAGCAAATCAGAAGCAATAAAGCGTGGCTTGTTTCTTTGTGCTGATTTGTTGTAGTCGTAGTCATCAGATGGCGGAAACAGATCCGATAGATCAACGCCAATTGCTCCTGCGATCTCGCCGATAGAGCAGCCAGAAAAACAGTGCATCAAAATCTTGCCGTCTGGTGTCTCGCGAATGGTCAAGCTCGGGCTACGATCTTCGTGAGCGGGACAGCATGCAACCCAACTTCCGTTTCGGCCGCGTACTTTATTCAAGCGAGTGAGAATGTCGTCGAGGTGCGGGTTCATTACAAAGCTCCCCGCAGTTCTGTTTCGAAATCAAACTCACCAAGGCTTGCCTTGGATAAGTCGTCCTGCCACCGCTGTTGATTGATCCATGTCGCGGGGTATGGGATGTACTTCCCACCGTCTCGCGTCCAATCATCGCTACGCTTGAACCGCTTGAGTGCGTTCATGATGGAGATGAGAGTTGCCTCATCAGGATCAAGGCTGAGCCAAGACTTAGCGGCTTCTGTCTTCGCAGTCTTGCGTGGATACGCAGACCAGAAATCATCAAACCCAATCGTGTCAGCGATTGTCTTAACTGGTTTACTGGTTCTTGGTTTCTTGGGTTTACTGGTTGGGATCTGATCAGCATCTGATTTCAGATCTGTTTTCTTATCTGATTTCGGATCAGTTTTAGATTCCCAACGCTTGGCATTGGCCTTGGTGGCACGATCTGCCTTGGCGTGATACTTGTCTAGCTCGTGATCACAACGGTCGTTATGCCAACCATCGTCACGCAACTCAAAGAATTCTTGAAGCACAAGGGCAACAGCCTCGTGCGCATCTGGCATTGCAATCAATCTAGCGCAACGCTTTGCGTCAGTAGGTAATGGTTGCTCTTCGGTGTAGTACGTATCAAGCAGTCTGCGATACGCTAGGTCTTCTGTCTGACTGAGGTGTCTCGTCTTGGTCAGGTAGTCCCTGATGTGAAATGGGTATGAAAACATGTGATTCCTTCAAGTCCTTTTCCTGCCCTCCCCGAAGGGGCAGGAAGGGGGATACGAAAGGAACCAAGCTTTCCCCCGTTCAGTCTTGGTAGCTAACCCAGACCTATCCTGCGAAAACAAGTGTACTTGTATTTGTGTGCAGAAACAACAAATTCCCTTGTTCTCCAACAAATAAATTTTCCTTGTAGAACTTTGTGTGTATAAAATGGAAACTTGTAGGAACTTGTAGTAATGAGTGTTAACCCTTGAGCCAACTTAAAAGAAAACTAGGAACCTTGTTTAGATGAGTACATTTGCAGAGCGTATTAAAAACCTTATTGCCGAAAGGGGTATGACGCAGGCCGAGTTAGCACGTCAAGTTGGGACAAAACAACAGACGATTTCATACCTCATCAGAGGCGCAGAAACAACTCAGTCATCACGCTATACAGCCAAGATGGCTACGATTCTTGGGGTTAACCCACTATGGTTACAGACTGGCGAGGGCGATCCATATGCCCCCATGATCTCCATGAGTCAAGTCAACTTGTTCAAGGACACTTGTCAAATTCCTATCATTCCCTGCAAAGACATACTAAAATTCATTTCAAATGAACCATTTAGTATTAAAGGATATTTGATGAGCGGCAATTCCTCACCAGTAAACCGGTTTGCATTTGAGATAGAAGACAACAGCATGGCCCCCGAGTTTGTCCCGGGCGACGTGGTTGTAATACAAGCGGACAGAGACCCAATTTCTGGTGATTATGTTGTTGCCAGAGTGCCTGTCCCCGGAGAGCTGGTGCTGGCACAGACGGGCGATGACGTGGTAGTCCTGCGAAAATACAAGTCCCGTGGTGGCCACAAGTTTGAATTAGTGCCATCCAATTCAGACTGGGGTTCAATACAAGGGGCTGATAACACCCCTGAAAACGTCAGAATAATTGGTGTAATGTTTGAACATCGACGATATTGGGTGCGTTGATACAACTATTTTCAATTTATTCCTAAAGGATACTTGTTTTTCCCACAAGGATTTGTGATAATTGGGGTGTAAGCGGCTGGATTGGCTGGCCGCAGGAGACACCCCAATGCAACATCAGGAACCACAAGCTCCTGTCGACAGCTTCGCATCCCTGCGTAAAGTCGACGTCAGCGACTACATAGAGAAGAAGAACAACCTCAGCTACTTAAGCTGGGCGTTCGCAGTAGATCAACTTCTCCAGCGCGATCCGTCTGCCACATGGGAATACCGATTCGGTATCGACCCACAGACACAAGCATCCGTTCCATTTGTGTACATCGGCGCAACAGCCATGGTGTTCTGTACCGTGCGCGCCTTTGGCGTAGAGCGAACTGCGCAACTACCAATCATGGACTACAAGAACAAGGCTATTGCCAACCCTGATTCATTCCAAACCAATACAGCCATGCAACGCTGTCTTGCAAAAGCTATCGCATTGCACGGCCTCGCGCTATATATCTATGCCGGTGAAGACTTGCCGCCTGAAGATGAGAAGCCAGAAGTCAAGCCTGTTGCCACGGCAGATGAAATCTTGAAGGCTAAGAAAGCTTTGGCTGAGTGCAAATCTGTTGTCGATCTGCGCAAAGCGTATGACGCATTGTCCGAAAGCTTGAAGCCAGCACTCAAAGAATACGCACAAGCTTTAGCCAAAGGGCTTGAGTAATGTCTAACGACCAACAACGAACACCCGAGTGGTTCAAAGAACGCGAAGGTAAGCTAACAGCTTCTGCCTTTGGACAGGCTGCCGGTCTTGCACCGGGGTCTCGCCAACAGTTGTGGCGCAGAACAATGGGACTCGAAACATTCGAGGGCAACGAAGCAACACAGTGGGGAGAAGTCAATGAGCCGGTTGCGCTTGCAACGTATAGCGCGAATTGTGTGGATCAGACTAAAGCTATTCAGTTGGTTGGTTTTATTCCGCACCCGACTATGGCTTGGCTTGGTGGTTCACCCGATTTTCTTATTGGGGAAGACGGAGTGGGGGAGATCAAATGCCCATTCAGCCAACAGGTCTACCCTACGATCCCGCCTTACTACATGGCGCAGATGCAAGGCCTCTTACAAATTACGAACAGACAGTTCTGTGACTTCGTCGTCTGGACACCAGAGCAAATAAACGTGCGACGCGTACAGCGCTCAGATGAATATTGGGACTGGTTGCACATACGGCTTGCTGATTTTTGGGTGTGGGTCTGCGCCCAAGTGGAACCTCCACGTGAAAAGAAACAGCCAACCCCTGAGTTCGACATCAAAGTTGAACTTGTTCTCGATCTCAATCTCAAGGAAATCAAATGACAGCATACGACAACACAAACACCGGACTGCTTGCACGCAACAGCAGGAAGGAAAGAGATTCTCAACCAGATTACAGCGGCTCTATTGATGTAGAAGGCGTCGAGTACTGGGTATCTGGTTGGGTAAAGGTTGGGCGGGACGGCACTAAATTGGCTGGACAGAAATACTTCAGCCTAGCACTGACCCCGAAGGAAGAGCAACAGAGTCGGCCCGCCCCCCGTCGTGAAGCGCCAGCAGCGCCAGCACGTCGAGCAGCCCCAGCACCACAACGCGGTGGCTCTAGCTTTGATGATGACGACATTCCATTTTGAGGTAGCACATGAAAATTGTTTTAGCTTTTGACATCGTTCAAGTTAACGTCATCTTGCAGGCGCTTGATGCTGGCCCACACAAAGATGTACGACAGTTGATCGACTACATTTTGAATGAGGCCAATGCACAAACACGCAAGCCCGAAGAAGAAGTGGCAGAGCAAACGTCATGAGTAACTACCAGCGAACAGAAACATGGTTGGCAGCTTGCGGCAAAACGCCGTCGGCAAAAAATCTGTCAGTTCAAATTGGCTGCCACATCGAGGAGTTCATGGAGCTTCTCGCTACGCTAGATTTTTCTAGCCCAGCCTACGACACAGCATTGCGGGAAAGCATGATGTCATTGCGACACCTGTCTTTAAATTTAAAAACAGGCCATGCGTCTGTCCGCATTCGTGAGCAGCAGCGTGAAGAAGCGTTAGACGCATTGTGTGATTGCGAGGTAACCGGTAACGGCATCGCATATCTTGCGGGCTTTGACAAAGTTCATGCTGATGAAGCAGTGCTTGCATCGAATGATGCAAAGCTGATAGATGGGAAGCCCGTCATTCTTGAAGGCGGGAAGATTGGTAAACCCGAGGGATGGAAAGCACCAGACCTCTCTCAATTTGTTTAAGGATTTGAAATGAAACAACAACGTATTTACATCGTGGCGCACGGCGACAAGGTTCGTTTGGTTCGCGCACCTCATCGCGCCCAAGCACTGGCTCATGTAGCTAACAGCATCATCAACGTGTCTGTTGCTACACAAGATGAACTGGTCAAACATATCAGCAGCGGTGTTGCGGTGGAGTCGGTTGCAGAAGCTGACACCAAAGATCTTTTTGAATCGCAAGAGGCAGTTGCATGATGGAGAGATTCGAAAAGATCTTTGG